AAGCAGGCAGGTGACGACACCACTGTGCACCCTGCCGATGAAGAGAACAAGAAATCCTTTGATTCCGCTAAGGATCTGCTCGAAGACATCAACAATTTAATGTAATAGGATTATGGCTAAGATTCAAGACATGACCATTGACGAGCTCCAGGAGGTCATCACCCCTGAGCTTCTGCGCGAAAGCTGCCAGCAGTTTCAGCGCCAGCTGATTACAATGCCTTTCCAGACATTGCAGTCTCAGACCGCCAAGTATATCACAGTCCTCCCTGGTGTTCGCAACCAGATTACATTCGGAGAGCTGGATGGTGATGCACAGCTTGCTCCTTGGAGTGAAGACAACATCGATGATGCTGACTACACTATCAAGGGACGTACCCTTGTGGTATATCCAGGCAACTGTGCCAAGAACTTCCGTGTATTGCCTCTGCTGCACAGTATCTACGGCGACAGCATTGCCCAAGGCATTGCCATCTCTAAACAGGATGTCGCACGTAAGATCGTCAGCCTTTTCGCTGCCAAGATTGGTATGCATATCAACGACGTCGTATTCGTTGGCGGTGTGCGTAACAAAGCCGGCAAGACTACAGCCGACCTGTTCGACTCTTTCGACACCATTATCGCCAAGGAGATCCTGGCTGGCAATATTGCTGCAGCCAAGGGCAACTACATCCAGCTCGGCGCTATCGACAGCACCAACGCTGTAGAGAAGCTGAAGGAGGCTTGGCGTGCTGCCGACAAGATGCTGAAGGGTCTCGGAAAGGTGTACATGTACATCTCTCCGGAGGTGTACGACGCCTATGTAGACGACTACCAGGCTCGTCACGGCGCTCTGCCTTACAACCAGAGCTTCGACAAGACCTATCTCGAGGGCTCTCGCAACCGTTGCGAGTTTGCTGTGCTCGACAATATGGCAGGTTCTAACTACATCAAGATATCGATCAAGCAGAACTTCCTGCTCGGTACCGACATCTTCGGTCAGGAGAACCATGTAAACGTCGGTGTATACAAACCATGGGTTTGCACCTTCGAGTACGCAGGTATCTACGGTGAGGAAATCCGTAGCCTCTCCAAGGAGGTCCTGATGGTTGCCGACATCACCCCCAGCAACACAGGTGGCGGTGACAATGCCGGTGGCGGTAAAACCGAGAATAACGGCGAAGGCGCCTAAAAATAATGGTGACTGCTCCGGCCTAACACGTCGGGCAGTCCCTTAGTTGAACTAAATTAAAATAGAATAATATGGAATGTGATGTAAAGACCGTATTCGATTCAATCGAAGTTTGTCCTGGTAAGACTTTTATGCCTGGTATTCGCCGTCGCATCTATTTCGTCCCCAAGGCTGATATCGTAACATGGCCTAAGTTGCCAAAGATTACGGGTGCCAGCGGACAGAAGATGGCAGACCTTGCCATACTGGTCGGAGATTTCAGCTTGGGCGAAGACAAGTACTGGAAGTATATGGACCTCAAAGATGAAGCCTCTAACGTAACGTTCGAGACTATCGGAGAGGATGGATCTAAACTCGTGCAGAACACTGCCACTGCCATCTTGGCTGGCCAGTCTGACGAAATGAAGGGCTTTGCCCGTCAGGTCATCAATACCGACATGGTGTTCGTCTATCAGCAGCGCGACGGCAAGTTCTGCGTTCTCGGCAACGAGATGTTCGTAGGACACGTCAGCCCGTCTGGAGACACTGGTGCCGAGGCAACGGCAGCCGTTACCTCTACCTTTACCATCGAGGTGAAGGATGAGTGTCCTATCCCCACCTATACAGGCAAACTGTATATCGCCGATGGCAAGTACATCGACTGTGCCACCGGTAATGAGGAACAGGACACTGAGCCCGGAAACGGATAGAAGCTAGCGAAATGTGAGATAGAATGCCGTCGGCAGTCGGGCAGCAGAAAAACGCCTGACTGCCGATTTACCTAAAACAGATTTTTTATGGAACCAAAGCTTAGAAAGAACATTGAAGAGTTTCTCGCCATTGCAGATCCTTCTGACGAGAAAATCAAGGAGGCAGCTCTTTGGCTGCTCCGCATCAGCCCCAAGTCACGTGCAATATACAATACCGCCCAGCGTCGCCCACAGGCTATGCTGAAGTGGATTCGCGCCGACCTCACAAAGTATGTCGGTGTGGCCTCGCGAGGTCTGGAGCGCTCAGAGGTGAAGGCTTACAACGAGAAGGCCGTAACGCAGGTGCGCCAGACGCTGGCCGTACGCCCGGTGGATGTAAATGCAGAAAAACAAGGCGCCGTTCCCGAAAAGAGCATTCGCGGTAAGCGTGCCGACCACGACAGCCTGCCGGAAAACATAAAAGTCCTCTGGGAAAAGAATTCGGAGCGATGGAAGAAACTGCGCCAGATGCATGAGCAGCTGCTGCTGATGACTTCGTCAAAGGACTATGAGCCGTGCGACGGCAACGAGCTCTGTCACGTCATGCTGCAGACCGATGCGGATATCCGTAACGACTACAAGCGTTACGATACCTACAAGGCTGGAGACGCGGGCACAGTGGCAGACGACGTGAAGGCTGCAGGTGCAGCACGTACTGCCATCACGCGTGCACTTTCCAGAAAGAACAATACGGAAGAGCAGCTGGAAGCGCTGCAGGATGCAGTTAACCTGCTCTACAAACTGGGTGGCACACAGAAGCCTGCTACAGTCGAAAAACTGAAGGCGCTCGGAATCAGCATACCGAATGTCTAGGGGTGTAAACATATCAACCATTCTCCTGCCTCTGTCCGAGAAACCGATACAGGCCTACTTCGGACAGAGGCTCCATACACTGGGGCTGCTGAAATGGATCGTCGCCCAGACAGGCAGAGCCAACGTCTTTGTCAGCAGCTATTCCACGTCAGAGCCGTTCCTTAACGGCTATTACCTGATGCGCCGGAAGGGCGACATCGCACAGGGGATTATCCTGCTCGACAACAGGGCAGCCCGGAAAACGTTACAGCTCGAACAGCTGCTGTGCAACTGCTTCGATGCCGTATTCCTGGGGCAGAACCACTCCAAGGTGCTGCTCATCAAGAACAGCAGCTGGAGCGTTTCGGTAGTCACCTCACAGAACCAGACTTACGGCGATCGTGCCGAGTCAACCATCATAACGACAGATCAAGGCGTCTTCGACCAGCTGATGAAACAGTTCATCTGCTGCTGCAGCGAAGATGCCGTTGAAATAGATATCAGAAATGGAACAGGTATCATTACAGAAAATAAGGGAGCTGGCCAGCCTGCTGCTCACACCGGAGCAGATTGGCGACCTTTTGGGATTGAGTACTGAAGAGCGTGCCCAGTTCCTGAATCCCTTCAGCGAAATCGGACGCATGTACCGGCTGGTACTGGCAGAAGAGGCTCAGAAACTGCATAAGCAGACGCTGGAGCTGGCTCGCGTCGGCTCGCCTACGGCACTCGAGAAGGCTGCCGAATGGCTGCAACGTGCACAGTCAAGTATTGAATGAGAAGCGATATCGACATATATGCAGTCAACCTCATGAAACCCGAGGAGGAGATGAGGAATGACAGAGTTTCCGAGGAAGTCATCGGACGCGTGATTCGTCTGCGTGACGTTTACAACTACATGCTGCGCAATCCTCTCGTAAAAGACCGCACCTATGTCGACTACATAGAGTCGAGATATGGCGTGACGAAGCGTACGGCGTACAGTGACCTGGAGATACTCCATGCCATCGTAGGCAACCTGCAACAGTGCACGAAGGAATGGCACCGCTGGCGCTTCAACAACATGATTATGGAGGGCTACGCCATCGCCCTCCGGCGTCAGGATCCTGCAGCCATCGCCAAGCTGGCACAGCAGTACGGCAAGTACAACCGTCTGGATAAGACTGACGACCTCGACAACCGGTTGTCGGAGGTTCCGCACATCGTCTTTACGTTTGACGTTGCAAAGATAGGCTTCAGGCCGATACCGAATGCCTTTAAGTATATCGACCAGATTATCAAGAAATACGGAGGCACACCTTATGAAGACCTCATAGAGGATGTGGACTTCGTCGAGATTGCAGACGAACCCGATAAAAAGAAAGAAGATGGAGACGCTGGATCAGTATCTGAATAGGGCACAGGCCTATACGCTGGCACTCATGCCGAAGGACATGACTGTCGTAGCCGGACGTGGAGTGGGGAAGGGACTCATCGCCGCCAGCCTGCTCCGACGCAACATAGAGGGAATGCCGGGCTCGAACACGGCACTGGTAGGACCCAACAGCAAGCGTATGTGGACTAACATCATCCCCTCGTGGGATACCCATCTTCGCAAGTGGGGCTTCGTCGAGGGTGTCCACTATACCTGGGGGCGCAAGCCCGCCAATGCTTGGGGATGGCAGGAGCCTATCATCAAGCCCATGAACTGGGAGAATACGCTTTCGTTCTATACCGGGGCATACGCTACCGTTATCTCCCAGGACCGCAAGGGAACATCTAACTCACAGAGCTTCGACTATATCCTCATCGACGAGGCCAAGTTCATAGACTTCGAGCAGTTCAAGGATGAGACGCTGCCTGCCAACCGAGGCAACGGCAACCAGTTCGGCAAACTGTTCTACCATCACGGCATAGCCAAATTCTCGGATATGCCAACGACGAAGAAAGGCTCATGGTTCCTGAACGACCGCGAAAAATGCGACAAAGAGCAGGTGAAAATGCTCGAGGGACTGGTGGCTGCCCTCTATGAGCTGCGCTGCAGGATTGCCGACAAGGTGGCACGGGGCGAAAAAGTCAGCAAGATGGACCGCTTCCAGTTGCGCAGGATGTCACGCGGAATAAATATTCTCCGTGCCAATACATTCCTGTATAAGGAATTCTCCTCTATCGAGAATCTGGAGATACTCGGAGAGGACTTCATTGCACAGTGCAAGCGCGACATGCCACCTGCCACCTTCCGCACGACGATATTGTGCAGAAGGGTGGAACACTCGGAGGACAGCTTCTATAATGCCAAGTCGGACAGAAACCTATATACCAGCGTCGATAAGTCATACATAGACTCTCTGGGCTTCGACATGGAAAAACTTCGGCATGTGGACTGCCGCACGGATGCGGATATCGACGCGTCGAGTCCGCTGTATATTGCCTTCGATGCCAATGCCAACATCAACTGGCTCGTAGTGGGCCAGCCCGGCATCGACATGAAGTTGCGAATCCTGAAGTCTTTCTTCGTGAAATACGAACGCAGGCTCCCGGAACTCGTCGAGGACTTTTGCCAGTACTACCTGCCGTTCAAGCGCAAGGAGGTGGTGTTC